GTACTTCCTACCGGTTTTAATATTAGTAATACAGTAGACGAAACCGAAGAAATTGTCAATATCGTCAGAAGTAAAAGGCCGACCTTGGTATGTCCAGGCGTTTTCATAACCTCCTTGACCCACTGAGGTCTTTGGGGTGGTTTCCACTTTCCAATTCGTACAGTCATAACCTTATTTATCCAACATCCAAATCAAAATTAAAAGATACAATAGTCTTCCTCCCTTCACCATTAGGTCTTCCACGATGAACCCAATGAGCAGGAAACATTATTATATCTCCTTCTTTAGCATTAACTACCTGCGTTTTAAAGCTAAAAGGAGAACAAAGTTCTGTTTTACCAGATCCTTTAGGAAACTCTAGATAATAAACTCCAGTATAATGTCCACCATGAATATGCCATTGATGTTCATCCCCTTTAGAATATTGCTGATACCAAATCTTATCAGCCTTAAATTTAGAATAACCCAAATCTGAAATAAAATCGTTAATTGTTATATCAAAATTAGGTTTAAAAACCTTTACCCATGGTCTTTTAAAATCATCTGCTTTAGTCCAATCAAGTTTAGAAATTTTATCATTCACATGATATGGTGGGTTTTTATCAGTAGAAGAATTCTTTCCAACAGTTTCAACATGTAAATCTTTCTCTATTTTATCTAAAATTATATCGCTGATTCGATCATGGTCAACCAATTGTCCATGACATATACAATCATCAACCCTAATTTTTTTCATATTTTCCAAATAGTCTTGCAATATTCTCTTATAGAACGATCTGATGAAAAGAATCCAGACCCTGCAATATTATATAAAGACATTGTATTCCAATCATCTTTATTTGTCCACCGATGACTTACCTCATCTTGTGTATGTAAGTAATCATCAATATCTGCCATAACACAGAAAGGATCATGAAGTATTAAATTATCAACTAAAGCCTCAAACATACCTTTATCACCATGACTAAAATGACCACCCCTAATAAGATTAATTGCTTCCCATACCTCTGGATTCATATGGTTTCTAGGATGATAACCATTCTGCCATAGTGCCGCTATCTCAGATTCAGTCTTACCAAAGAGGAAGAAGTTCTCCTCTCCTACTCTTTCTCTTATCTCAACATTAGCACCATCTAATGTACCAATAGTCAGTGCACCATTCATAGCAAACTTCATATTACCTGTACCAGATGCTTCCTTACCAGCAGTAGAAATCTGTTCTGATAAATCAGCAGCAGGATATACAAGTTCTCCCAACTTAACACTATAGTTTGGTAAGAATACTACACGTAACTTACCATCCATATCAGGGTCGTTATTAACAACATCAGCAATATGACAAATGAACGATACAATTAACTTTGCCATATGATATCCTGGTGCGGCTTTACCACCAAAGATTATTGTTCTTGGAACAAAATCCCCACCATTTTTGATGCGAAGATATTGTATAACAATCCATAAAGCAAGAAGATGTTGTCTCTTATATTCATGTATCCTCTTAACCTGTACATCAAACATACTAGTAGGATCTACTGCTAATCCTAAATGGTTGAAAATATAAGTTGCAAGGTGATGCTTTCCAAGTACCTTTGCTTCTCCTAGTTTCTCCAACAGATCTGGATCATATTTCTTCTCTTCCAATTTTCTAAGAGATTCCATATTGGTAATCCAATCTGGACAATAATGGTCAAGAACTTCTGCTAATGCAGAATTACAAGAAGCAATCCATCTTCTAGGAGTAACACCATTAGTTACGTTGGTAAACTTATGAGGCCATAGATCATAAAAATCTGGCATCAGTTGAGTCTTAATCAACTCAGAATGTAATGCAGCAACCCCATTTATATGATGAGAACCAACTGTAGCAAGGTGTGCCATACGAACTGATTTATTACCTCGTTCATCAATGATAGACATCTTTTCTAACATTGAATCATCACCAGGATATTGAAGTCTTACTACCTGCAAGAACCTACGATTAATCTCATAGATAATCTCCATGTGTCTAGGTAGAAGAGTCTTAAAGAGTTTAAGATCCCATTTCTCTAGTGCTTCTGGTAAAAGAGTATGGTTTGTATATGCAATAGATTTACTTGCTATCTCCCATGCATCTTCCCATTCAAGATGTCTTTCATCTACTAACAGTCTCATCAATTCTGCTACAGCAATAGATGGATGAGTATCATTTAACTGCACCTGCCAATGATTTGAAAATTCTTCTATAGGAATTTCCATTCTATCCAGACTATTAATCATGTCCTGAATAGAAGCACTAACAAAGAAGTGTTGTTGCTTCAATCTCAATATCTTACCTTGGTCTGTACCATCATTCGGATACAATACCTTAGAAATAGTCTCAGAAGATACACTCTGCTCTACAGAACCTAGGTAATCTCCAATGTTAAATGCATAGAAATCAAATGTCTCAGTAGCATCTGCTCTCCATAATCTCAATCTATTACAACTATTAACTCTATATCCTAACTGCAATACGTCATAAGGAACAGCAATTACCTGCTCATCAGGAACCCAACGAACTCTATAATTACCCCTATCTGACACATAATTTTCAACTCTACCACCAAATCCTACATGTACAGACTCATCTGGTTGACAAAGTTCCCATGGCCATTCTCCATGTAGCCAATTATCTGTAATCTCAACCTGCTGATTATCTTTAATTAACTGTTTAAAAATACCATACTTATATCTTATTCCATATCCAGTAGCAGGTACTTTCAACGTTGATAAGGATTCCATATAACATGCAGCAAGACGACCCAAACCACCATTACCTAGTCCTGGTTCTTCTGCTACATTCAAAATCTCTTCTAAAGAATGGTCATACTCTGATAATGCATTCTTTGCTTCATCTCTTATACCCAAACTAATAAGATTATTATTAAGTTGAGGTCCAATTAAAAATTCTGCTGATAGGTATGCAACTTCTTTCCGTGGATGACGTGGTGTATCCAACCAATAAGTCATCATCTGATCTCTTACAGCATAACTCAATGCCATATAGAAATCATGTGTAGTAGCAATCTCAGGACGCTTTCCTAATGTATAGAAAAGTCTCTCCTTAATACCATTATAAAGATTATTTTTCATTCAAAGTCCTCCATATTATCTTTATAAGAAGCCCAACCAGTAATAATATATTTAAGCCCTTTGTTGGGAATTACTCCCTTATGTACATGAGTCCAAAAGGCAGGCCAAATAACCAATCTTCCTGCCTTAGCTTGAACAGTAGGGTAATGTTTAAACTCTGTTCCACATTTTGCATTATTTAAATAAAACATCCATGCTAAAACTCTTCTAGATGTATGAAACTCATTTGGATCATGTTCACAATGCCAAATTTTATATCCATCATCTTCTCCATCATACTTCTGAAAATTAAAGTAATCAACATATCTCCAAGGAGACACAGCATTTAAACCAGGATACTGTTTTTTATACTTGTCTAAGTAAGGAAATAAAGCACTTCTTACAATAGAAGAAATTATATTACCCTCACTAAATTTACAATCAAGTTGACGGCAAGATTTGCTATCAGGATCATATCCACCAATTGTCTCCCCTTTTCCTTGGCAAGTATAAAATCCATCTATTGAAGTAGATTCAAACTTATCAATCAAACGACGACAATCTTTTTTACTTATTGCATTATCATAAATGCCAAAGTAATCAGAGTTGAAAACCAGAGAACGTATCTTTCTTAACATCCTGTTTAATACCTCCAACTACATAAGATTCCACCTCAGTTTCTTGTGGTGCTACTTGAAGACCTTTAGAAGATATCCAATGTGTTGTCCAAGGTAATGGATTATTTTTTGCAGCAATATCATACTGAGGTTTAAGACCTATAGCTTTAATTCTCTTGTTAGCAATCCATTCCACATACTGTTGTAATAACTTCTCATTCAATCCTATCATACTTCCATCTTTAAACAAATAGTCTGCCCATCTCTTCTCTTCATTTACACATAAATCAAACTGCTTATATGTCCATTCCTCTTCTTCTCTCATAATCTCTACCATATCAGGGTCATCACCCTTTCTCCAATTATTTAAAATGTTTTGAGTGATAACAAGGTGTTGATTTTCATCTCTTGCAATAAGGGAGATGATTTTAGCACTACCTTCCATAAGCTTGAGCTCGCCAAAAGCAAAAGAACAAGCAAAGCTAACATAGAACCTAATTCCTTCCAAGATATTGACATTTGCAACTGCCCTATAAAGTTGTCTTTTTAAATCCTTCAAACACCAATCTGATGAAGGTGATCCTCTTCCACTATCAGTCCACATGCACCCATTACCCCATTCCTGGGCATACCTAATAAAATTATCATATGCTCCTGTAACACTAGAAGAACGTTCCAATATCTTCTCATCTCTTAGAATAGTATCAAATACCTCTGAAGGATTTGAATACACATTCTTCATAATGTAAGTATAAGAACGACTATGAATCATCTCCATAAACTGCCAAACTTGCATACATGCTTCCAACTCAGGAAGGGAACAGTAAGGCATGAATGCCATACCTGGTGCTCTACCCTGAACACTATCAAGCATCGTCTGATATTTTAAATTAGAAGTATAGATATGCTTCTGCTCAGGTCTTAAAGACTGAAAATCTCCTCTATCTTTCTGTAGGGAAACCTCCTCTGGTCTCCAAAAATATCCCAACTGCATTGTAGTCAGTTTATCAAAAACGGGATACTTATAAGAATCATATCTTTGAATACCTAATGGTTTACCAAAGAACATTGGTTGTTTTTTAGTATCAACCTCTTGAGTATTAAATACAGTCATTCCTTCAATCTTAGATGGCACAGGATTCACACTCCTCTTCATTTGCATTCTCTAGTTCATTAAGTAAGTTGTCAAGTTTTGATCCTTTTTCAGGAACATCATCATGCCATCCCATAGGATGTGCTGGTTCCTCTACCTCATCAGTCTTCATATCATGAGTGTTCTGATAGTAAGATGTCTTCCAACCATACTTGTAGGTGGTCAGAAGGTCCTGTGCCATTACGCTAACAGGAACTTCAGCGTCGTCGTAATGCTCCGGATTATAGGACCAATTTCCAGAAATCGCTTGATCAAAGAACTTCTGCATAACAGCAACAATATTAATATAACCAGTATTCCCAGGCATATCCCAAAGGAGCGTATAGGCATTCTTCAAACTAGCATAGGAGGGAACAACCTGTTTAAGAGGCCCTTTCTTTGATTTTTTAATGGACAAGTAATCTCTAGGTGGCTCAATTCCATTTGTTGCATTTGACACAACGGAACTGCTCTCTGAAGGCATTTGTGCGGACAGTGTTGAGTGCCTAAGACCGTGGGTGGTGATATCATTCCGTAAACTATCCCAATCATGCTGCAACTCCTGACTACAAATGTCATCTACATCACTCTTATATGTATCAATTGGTAGAATACCGTCAGAATACTTAGTTCTTCCAAAGTTCTCACAATATCCTTTCTCTTCTGCTAGTTTACATGATGCTTTTAAAAGAAAATACTGGAATGATTCAGACAACCCATGAACGGCATCCCATGCCTCCTGTGAGTCGTACTTAAACCCAAGCTTAGCAAGATAATGGGCAAGACCAATAAACCCTACTCCAAGGGATCTCCGTGCCTTGGTAGCAACCTCTGCTGCTTTGACAGGATAGTCTTGGTAATCAATCAATTCATCTAAAGCACGAACTGATAAATCACATAAATCTTCCAATTCTTCATCCGATCTTACCTTACCAACATTAATAGCAGATAAAATACACAAAGAAATCTCCCCTAAGTGGTCATCTATATGAGTGATAGGATAGGTAGGAAGTGTAATCTCCTGACATAGATTACTCATATAAACATTATCTTTAAAGGATGAATGAGTATTACAGTGGTCAATATTCATGATGTAAATACGACCAGTCTCTGCTCTCTCCTTTAATAGGTCAAGAATTAATTCCTGAGCATCTACTTCTTGTTTGGAGATGTTTGGATCATTTTCCGCATTAACATAGAGTGCGTCAAAGGAATCGGTACCAAAAGCATCATAAAGGCCAGGAACATCGTGTGGACTGAAGAGAGTAATCTTCTCATTGTTAATAAACCTCTCATAAAATAGTTTACTTAATTGGATGGAGTAGTCGAGTTTTCTGACTCGGTTGTCTTCTGTTC